AGCAGCTGCACAGCATTTATATACTATGTAGTCGCAATCAATTAGTAATTTCATTCCCAAAAAGCCTCCAAACCTTCTGGACAGTTAGCGTGCTCGTTAGTTTTCCCGCCATGTTTTAGCGGCCAGCTTATTGTCCAACCATTTACATCGTCTGGTTCAACACAAACTACTTGACAGCGAGCTGAATAGGCTCTCGTCTGAAAACTATTTTTATCTTTATTCCAAAATCTAGCTTTTACGTCTATAGGAATAAATCTATTATCTATTTCTAAAATTAAGTCGGCATAACCAACACAACTTATATTTTTATAGACTTTTGCACCTCTTTTTGCAGCTTCTAAAGCTACATGATATTCACATAAATCTCCTAGAGTATTTTTTTCTAATTGATATATTTGAAAATCACTTTTATTTTTATTTGTCATAAATTAATGCACGTCAGCCCATGTCAAGCCTTGCTTTGCTTCAGCTGCTATGGGACAACGTAAGTTGTAATATTCTCCAGCTAGTCGAGCTGATTCTTCGAGAACACTCATAAGAATCTTTGCTCCGTCTGGATTAGTTTCGTACTGCAATTCATCGTGTACGAAGGCAAGTTGTTTAGTGTGAATGTCTTTAGCATCATTAGCTATAAGCATCCATCGTTTGGCAACTACGCCAGCTCCACATTGAAGTAAATAATTTAAACCTTTATGTGGACTATCAACTAAAACCTTACGACTATCAATAGCCATAAGATAACCTTGTTTAGCTTTGACATTGACAGCTGTAATTAATTCAGCTAATCCATCAATAGCTTCCACATAAGCTGACCTGATTTCTTTTCCTTTTCTAGCTGCTTGGCTTTCCGAAAGTTGTGGATCATAGCTCAGACCTAACTTAAGGTTTCCAGCTCCATATAAAAAGGCATAAGATACAGTCTTGACTTGTCTTCTTGATATGCCGATCTTATCAGCATTTACTTGATGGATATCTCCGTTAAGTAGGATATCTGCATATCTACCACCGTCATATCTACCTAAGTAATGTGCAAGCATTCTCAGTTCGATTCCGCTTAAATCTGCTCCAACCATAGTCATACCAGGGGATGCAGTAAATAGTTTTCTAAACTTTTCATCAGCTGGAACTTGGGCAAGATTTGGCTTGCGATGTGCACAGCGAAAAGTGTTAGTTGAAACTGAGCAATGATGATGCAATCGGCTAGATGTCGTACATAGCTTGAGCCATGCGTTCACGCCTTGCGATATCATTCCTAGCTTCTTTTTCAGATCCAAAGCTTTCGCACATAATTTGCAAAAGGGATGATCTATCTCCTTCAATGTAATCTCGTCTATAATTAGTTTCCCAGTCGTTGTAGTCTGGGTCAACGTAATCTTCAGACGGTTTTGAAGTATCCATGCTATGTGATCTCGTGAAGTTGGGTTAAATTCAATTAATCTTTGTAGTTGTGATCCTTCGATGTACCCTTGGGATGCGTTATTTCGTTTAGGAGTGAACATCTTTCCTCCAATGAGAGGGAATTGTCCTCGAAGTATTTCAGTAACTTCTTCCATCTCTCTTCGGAGATGTGATTCAAGTTGCTGACCTTTTGATTCATCAAAGTACCATCCATGTATTTCTTGTTCTGTTAAAATTTCTGCGACTCGGTGTTCTAACGCGAGCCAGTCATGTAAGGGCGGAAGTGCTCGCATAATTTAGTTGTAACGTGTACGTCTTGTACGCAATAATCTTGCATATCTTGTGACCAGTCTTGCCAGTCAGTTGTTTTGCCAAACTCTCCTTTATATTCGCCAAGCCTATAGCCATAAGCTTCTAAAGAATGCCGACCATAAAGTTGTAATGGCATGCGCTGTATATTTCTTCTCTTATCTATCTCCATCATGTTTGGATGATATAAGCGAGATAGCACAAGAGTATCCACAACTTCAGCAGAAGTATGAAAAAAAGGATATACTTTCCGAAAAACAGGTAAGTCATAACCAATGATGTTATGACCAACAATGACATCAGCCGTACTGAGCCAATGACAAGCTTCCGTGATCGGTGGGCACTTGTCACCTCTATTGTTAAATACGGTGGTTTCTTCCTTCTCGGAGTCCCAGATGGCAACGCAATGTATCTCAGAAACGTCATGCAATAGTCCGTTAGTTTCACAGTCAAATACGAGCATTTGTTTTTCCGACATAAGTTTTGTCCTTAAACTTGGCTTTCTTAACTGCTTGTTTACTAGGTGGTTTTGGTTTCTTCAGTTCCTCAGAAATCTGTGGTGGGACTGAAAATTGTGTTCGTAGTTTCATTGAATTTACAGGTGGCTTTATCGTATTTAAGTGAGGCAGCTATTCCTGTCTCTCCTGAATATCTGTTCTTTAAAACTCTTAAAGTAGAGACATCATCGGGGTTTTGCTGATCGCGCTCTAAGGCGAGTACGGTGTCGGATAACTGGCTTATACTTGCAGATCCGCGAAGCATACCAATCGAAACTTTTTGTCCGTCTTCTATTGCCTTATCTCCTTGCGCTCGTCTTAAGTGAGAAACTAAAAATAATTTAATTCCTGTACGTTCAACCAGACTCCTTAAGTCAGTCATGGTTTTGTCTATGGTTCTCCTCTCATCCATATTTCCATCCAAGCCGGAAAGTAATATAGATAAATGATCGAGGAAAACTACTTTTATATCTAGACCCAGAGCCATATATTCGATACGACTGTAGATAACATCACTAGATAAGCTACCAAAGTGGTCGTATAAATAAAGATTCCAGTCTTTAATAGTTTTGTCGTAGGCATCTTTAAGGGTGCTGTATTCATGTTCTCCAAGGTGCAGGGCTTTACCTACAGCTACAGACATAAGTCCTAAAGCTGTTCGCCTGTTAGATTCTTCTAATGCGATGTACCCTACTGGCTCTCCTGTGTTTAGTAACTCAGTTGCCAGCTGTCGGCAGAATGTACTCTTACCTTGACCTGTGCCTGCGGTTATAGTTGTGAGTTCCCCATAGCGTATGCCATGAGTCATAGATTGCAGTCCAGGAAAGGGATATTCGTGATTACAAGGTGGGCTGGGAGTGGTTACCGCTTCGAGTAACGTCTTACCATCAACGATGCCATCCGGCTGATACGGCTTCGCATCCCAGATAGCACGCCTAATTGCCTCGGCATCATCGTTTTGTAACGCATCTGATGCATCCTTGTATTTGTCCAATCTTGCAATGAAGACCTTACCCGTTGGTAAGACTGACGCTGCAAGTTCTGTAGCTCTTCGTCCGGCTTCATCGTTGTCGAAGAACAGGACAATCTTCGCATAGCCTTGTAGTAAAGGTATTTGTTTTTGAATGTCTTTTTTGGCTGACGCTGCGCCATGTGGTAGCGAAACCATCGGCCAGTTCTCCATCGCTTCATAACAGCTCGCAGCATCTAGTTCACCCTCAGTAATAACAATACGATTGCCAGTACTAGGGAATAAATGCTGACCAAATAAGGTGTCAGTGGGAACTCCTTCATATTTAAAATCTTTAGTTTTGGTTTTTATCTTGAAGCCTTTAAGGCATCCATCGCTGTCGAAATAAGGGAAGCGTAAGTATGCATCGTCTCTGTAGATTTTGTAAAACTGGCATACCTTTTCGCTGATTCTCCGTTTGTGCAGCCTTTGGGCTGATCCTTTGAATTGAACATTTGTTTGCATGGGTAGTTGTTGTTCTTGCCCATCCCCAGCAGTTCTAGCTTGACAACTAAAACAATAAGTATGCCCGTCTGTATATACCGCTAGGGCATCAGACGAGCCACAGTCTGGACATGGTTCGTGTCTAATAAATTCGCTTTCAGTCATCGAAGCCAATCAATTGGTATGGCGTGAAAAGCACACCATTTAATTCCATATCTCTGACACCACTTTGCGTAGGTTGTCTTTGATTTTTTACTAATTTTTTTATAAGGGTCTTGAAATACAAGACGTAAATCTATTTCCGGATTTTCTAAAATTACCTGTTTTATTTTACGTCTATCCTCAGGTTTCCAATATCCCTTAGTCTCTAGGATTACTCCATTAGGCAATATAAAATCAGGTGTGTATTGATGTTTAATTGTATAAGAAAAACTCTGTCCCTCATACTCATAATCCACACCTAACTCACATAAAAGATCAGAGACTTTTTCCTCTAATCCTGACTTAAACATTAGAAGTCGTCTTCTTCTACTGAACTGGGAGTTGTGTCAGGAGTGACATTAGGATCATCAGCTTTAAAGCCAGCAGTAGTTCCGAAAAGCTCTGCTACGCCTGCTTCATCCAAGTCCCCAGTATCAACCCCAGCTCCGGTTTGGACTGATACAACTTGTATGCCCGATAACTTAACACTAGTACCATAGGTAGTGCCATCACGAAGTATATAAGGCTTTTGTATAAACCCAATTTTAACTTTTGACCCTTCATATACTGGTGTATCTGTATTAGTTATGGGCGTACCCTCTGTATCTACAACAGGAGGTTTCTTATCCTCAGCCCATGAAAATTTAATTATGTATTTACCATCTTCTACTTCTTCCCAAGGAGTTGGTTTTAATACAGCTCTCTTTGGGTTCTTTAGCTTTGACTCTGCCCATTTAAGACAGTCAGCTCTTTCTTCCTCAAGTTGATCAACTAGATCACTATCGACTAATGCCTTTAGTGAGTAGCCAAACTTACTTGGTCTCAGCACAGCCTGATAACCGGTTAGTGTGACAGGCTCTTTAGTTATGTGTATGTTTCTCATTAACAGAAAAAATAAGTGGATTCAATCACGGTTTCCGGTTCAAGGTCACCAATGATCGGCGGTTCAGATTCAGCTCCAATAGCTTGGGCAAAATCTTTTAAGAAATCATGCTCTGCAAAGAGATGCATGTAAGTGTCCCGTACCAATGTGGACAGGTGGGACATATCAGTAGCTCTACATAGAACTGAGTCATGTATAAGACTTATAGGTGCATCAAACTTAGTTGCGCTTAAATGTAATAGGCTTGCATCTAATGAATGGATTAGGTTAGGAGCTGTAGCATTCTTATGATGGCGAAGGTCAACACCTTTCTCTCCATCTAAGACCTTAACTCTGCAACGCCCTAATAGTTTTAGCTCCACAATCTTGTGGTGCATCTTCATAAGACGTTGAGTAACCCTAAATCCAGAGGGAGTAACCCAGATTAATTCTTGAGACCCTCTCTTAATAGCTTTAGATACCTCTTGCTCTATCCATCTCATAACCTTCATAGGTCCTGGTACGACTGACTCCATCGCATCTCGGACTGCTTGAACTATTTGTGTTAGTTCATCCTTATCTACCTCGACATCAATATCATCGAATGCATCTCTTATGTATTGTCGATTGCTGAATGGTTTAGCGTTATAAGGAATAGTCATGACACATCTTTTGGTCTTCTTTCTATCCCAGTAAGGTCTAAGCCTTTCAGGTATATCTTTCCTACTTGTATCTGCTATTACTTGATATGCATCTTGAGGTTTTTCGCTTGGTACTACATTGACCAAACTTGCTGTGGACTTATCCCTAGCTAGGCCTGCAAGTATCTGCAAGCCGGAACAGGTAGCGTCAGTTGCCACGGGTAGACCTGTTGTTGTCCTCGTTTTAGCTAAGACAACAGAATAATATTCTTCACAGCTGGCGGCGAACTGCCAAGGTTCGTCAGCACTCTCCCAGTCACCTATATTATCTATAGGATTTGTAGCTACTCTAGTTATTAACTGTATATTCTCAGGTCTATTAACCCACTCTAACCTCTCAGTCAGGGTAGCTTTATCTAGACCAAAAGTTGTAGCTACTTGAAAAGCTAACCATTTGACACCATCCTCAGTAATACTGTCTTTATCAGCGAAGTTAATCAGACTTTTTCCAAAGTCTGTATCTTGTGGTGTCAGAAAACTAGGTATAGGATATGCTCTCCCTCTGTAGTCAAAACTCCATGGGACGTAGTAGGTCTTACCTTCAAACTCTCTGACACAATTCATTGTCATCCTAGTTCTACAGGATATTCTCCACTCATTAGCATTCTTATTTCTAGCGATTGCTTTCTCTTTTCTCCATGCCCTTCTACTCTCCTCATTATCCATGTCTGGTGGTTGAGGTGGGTCGGGATGATTAATAACAGGACGAAACTTTCCTACTTCAATTTCTCTTTCTTCCAGTACCTTCGCAATCTCTACAATAAAGGGATTTAGTTGGTATTTTACCTTCTGAATCTTGTTTAAAAATTGATAGGGTATTTCTCCCTGTACACATAGGGGTACTCCCCTGCGAACCATGTCATGACAACGAGTTAGATCATTTAAGTAGTAACCTCCTTCATGTACTGGTGACCAATCTCTAGGCTCAATTAACATCGGCCAAGCTAATGGGCTAAATAATTCAGCTAATCTGATGATTTCTTCCTTATTTTTTTGGAATTTTTCTGTAGGAATTAGAAATTGCTGCTTTTTATTGCGATGTAGTATGACACTACGCTCAAACCAACCAGAAGATGCCAGTAAACAGTCTAAAAACCACGTTCCTACCTTGATTTTCTCAATTCTTACCCAAGGTTTCCATGGTTCTATCTCATGCTTGGACATTAAAGTCTGCATGGACTTCCTTTTGTACTCTGTGCCCTTAGCTTGATGCCAATAATTAGCTTTTAATGTCTCAAAAAGCCCTGGAGCACTGACTTCGTAGTATCTCATCTGAGATTCAGCCTCTAATGCTGACCCGATTGCCTGTACTACGTTAACTACCTTGCTATTTTCCTTCCTTGGACTAAAAATCTTATCAAAAGTCAATTTTGAGGTGATTGCAGCCTGAGATTCAGTATCAATATCAAATATATAGGGTAAAAGCTGCATTAAATGACCAGCTCCACCCACTGATACCTTCTTCCTTGCCTTCTTCTTATCTTCTATGAACTCTATTAGGTATGGCAAAAGAGTTTCTATAGATGCCGAGCCGAAAACTGTGGCAGATGCGTAGTCCTTGTCCAATAACTTTTTAGTATTGTTTCGGATGCGCTCTAGACCTCCTTTAATTTGCTTTCGCTCAAACTTTTCTTGCCGCTCTAAATCCAGTGATGTAGGCATTGTTTAGTGTGAAAAATGTACGCTAGATATATGTTGGATATTTGTCCTTATGTGGACAGGTTATAAATTAAGAAAGCGACTGGCTTTTGACCAATCGCTGTAAAGTACTGTTCGCTAGTGTATATGTTTATTTGTTGTCTTTTAAGTCCGGCGCGTCTACCAATTCCGCCACACTCCCAAGGGATTTGACCCAATTGATTCTAACAAACGCGCTTAACATTTCAACAAATCCGTCATAAAATACTAGTAAATCAATACCGTTGGACACGCTAGATTAACGTAATATCATGCTGATTACCTTCATCGGTTGCATGACCGTATCCAAGAGTTGTAGCAATGTTTGCATGACCCATCATTGATTGAATGTTTCTGGGTTTACATCCATTAGCGAATGCCCAAGTACCAAATGAATGGCGTAGGCTGTGAAAACAATATCCGTCCTCGCTTGCGAGCTGTATCGGATAACGGTTAATCACTTTTTTAAAGGCACGTAAGAGTTGATCCTTATCTTTCCAGTCATAACCAAACACCAAATCTCTCGCACCCAAGTCCTGGACACGCTTTTGGAGCATTGGTTTTAATGATGGATGAATAGGAACGGCTCGATATGTACCAGTCTTGGTAGTATCTACCTTTCTTGCACCAACATGGATGCAATTTTGTAGGAAGTCAACGCGACAAGCCATAAGTTTTAGGATCTCTCCTTGTCTCATGCCTGTATAAGCTGCAAAGTTAATGATGTCAGCTAAGTCTTGGCGTTGATGTAAATCCACAGCTGCTGTGCAGATCTGTTCAACTTGTTCTTTTGTAAAAAAGATACGTTGATATTTATTCTCTTTAAGTTTCTTGAATTTTGGAATCTCAAAGAAAATTAATCCATGGTCTTTACAGTGATTTAGTACTGTCTTTACTGAGGAGACACATCTATTAATAGTGGCGTTCGCACGACCCTCTATCTTTAAATGTTTCTTTAACTCATCCATTACAGGAATAGTTATTTTCTCTACAGGAAAGGCATGACCTCTAAACTCTGTAAAGTAATTCGCGTATGTAATAGCAGACTTTGCGCCTGTGCCATACATCCATGAATCTCGTGTTGTCATTGTGTGTCTGAGGCAATTACCCCAAGTCGCTTGAACCATAAAGAATAGTTTTAAGTTGTTGTACTAATATTCGACCTTTTGGTGATAACTTGAGTATCTGTCTCCGTCTGTTGGTTGGATCTCTGTACTTGGTTATCAATCCTAATCCAGCTTTATTTAATCTATGAAACTCACTAAGCCAATCACTGTTACGACTACCACTAGCAGTTGAGAAGGCAAGAGCCTTTTCCAGATCACCTTTAAAACAGTCATCATGGGAAGCAACATATAAGAAAGTAGCAATAACTTGGGCGGGAATTTCCTTATCTAATGTGCGAAAGTGTTCAATTGCTTGCGCCAGTTTCGCCACTTGAAAGTCCGTCACCACCCTCGGTGGGTCTTGGTTCGTCATTTGATTTAGCGGATGGACATTGGTATTCTATCACTAGATTACCAAGGTGGATGGAAATATCACAATATTTGTCGGCTTCAATTCCTAGATAAAAAGAGCCAATAGATAAAAGTTGCATAAAGACTCTTAATAATTTGTACTGAGGTGAGTATATACTCCCAGTGGGAAAATGTGTTTGTTAATTAGTGTAATTTCCAGGTACATATGTTACTCCTTACCTTGAAATGGTTATCGTTACTGAGGAGTCGTCCTCAATCTGATCTGAAATTAATTCTAGCAACTCATACTTATGTGGATGATTACTGATTTCGCTTAACAGTTTGTAATATCTGTTGTTAAATGTTTTACTGTTCATTGGTTATTAAAATCTAAAGGTAGGTCTTCGGGTTTAAGGAAATACATTCCGGCCATGGTACACATGGTTATCTCCTTGTTTTCTTTCATGCATCGCTTGATACAGTTTTTAGCTCCTCGTTCTGTGTTGTAGAACTTCTCGCTATACTTACCAGTTTCTTCATCCCTCATACGAATAATTGCAAAGACTGAATCTGGGATTTCATACCCATATATCTTCCAATCTTCAAATTGTGCATAAGTTAATGGAGCAAAGAACTGATGAGGAGTATGCCTAATAGCTTCGCAGTTATTTGGGAAGTACTTGCGTCCTCGGTTTGGTTTACGTTTCATGTCCTTGAATTGGTTTAATGTCAATTAATTTGAAGCCATTGGCTTTAGTCCAGTTCTCAGCTTTCCATGCAACTTCCTCATCATCGTGAGCCTTCATGAAGATCCATCTCCAATCGTGTTCCCAACATCGCGGGTTGCAGTACTCAACTTGATAAGTAGTCATAGCAATGCCTGTTTAGTGTGAAAATACCTGTACCTTTTGGGCGGGTTTATTGACTGTCAGGCGTAGTCTTATGTTTTAGACAAGATCTCTATCGTCATCAGTACCCATAAATGCAGATCTATAATTCTTCACTGCTTGGGTTATGTCCTGATGTACATCGACATATAATTTGCAATATCTATTGCATCGCATTAAATGGTCATAAGACCAATCGTCATACATGTCCTTGATTTTGTCGGTATAATCAATCTCGTTTCTCATCTACTTTTATTGCATAGTCTGCATGTGGTTTCATTCGGATAGTATCGACCTTGCCTATCTTTTTAAGATGAAGTGCTATCTTTTTAGCTTGTTTCTCGCTATCTGCTTCAACTTGGTAAAAGTCGTATATCTGTTTAGATATTCTTACTTCGTATTTCATAGGTACAGCGTTCCGTTTTCAATTAAAAAATCCCCAGGTTCATTGTTATAACTGAGTTTTTTATAAGTAATAAGAGCTGCTTCTGCTTCTTCGTAGGTGTCAAACGTGTCATGAGTTTCGTCAATCTCCCATGCGCCTACACCATTGGTGCATTTAATAATGTTCATGCTATTACCCTCACCCATAGATGCTCCTTCTTACCAAATTTGCCAATGGTATATTTAGGAGTTTTCTTTAGTGATCCATCCTTAGATAGATTGGTCATAGCTCTTCTTATAGAAGTGATTGGACACTTAAGCTTGGTTAAGAAGTGAACCATAGAAGGACTCAATGGTTCTTTAGCTGACTTAAAGCAATCAAGTATTATTGCTTCTTGTGTC